ACGCAACAGTGGGATGGCGTCGATACTCGTACAAGCATCAAGGGCACGACAGTAATCCTCCACATCAGTGGTCGTTAGGCCAAATTGTCTGGCCACATCTGCTACGGCGATCTTCCAATCAACCGCGGCAAAGGATTTACCGTGCTCACGTGAGCTATACGAACGATACTTGTTATCGACCGCAATCCCACGCACCAGTCGCAAAACCATGGCAGACCAGTTGGACAAAATCGGTGTACAAGCATCTGTGTCGCGAAGACCCAGAGCTTTGTTATACAACACCACATCACGTGGTACGACGTCCATGCTGGCTTGCACATGTAGTTTGGCGGCCTGGCGCGGCACATCAGCGATGTGCTCAGCAGTGGCTGCAGGGCGGGGATACACACGACCCAAGAATGTGGTCGGGCAGTGTGCAAGGCGGGCTACGGCTTTCAGTTTCAGTCCCAAGTCACTCACAACGATTGAGTAACAGCGTTCATCGGCATCAGCAGTGATACCATCATCTCCTCCATACAAACCAAGCTTACTCCAAGCTATGTCGACAGAGAAACCCATTTTCCGATACATGCAGAAGGCCACATACGCGTTATCCAACGTGTTCATAAGTGACGTATCCGCAGCACCAGATAACCGACTCCCATCAGGATTGTATTGCACACCAAAACCAGTACGCCCTGAGGCGGTGGTCATTGACTGGTGGATACGAGTAATGAGGGAGTGCTCACGCACAGGGAAGGCACGCAACAACAGCTGCAACTCCATATTATAGAGTGCGGTTGAATGTGTGCCATCAAAGCGGGAGAAGTCGGTTTCTGTAAGAGTGCGCGCGGTCGCTGCCATAAGGTGGACTCGCTGTGCAATCAGGGTGGGGTGCTTGCCAAAAGCATACCAGGGCTGTGAGCACACATACTTCGTCATAGCTTTAGTGTATGTGCTGTACAGGAGGCAATGCTCTGTTGGCAAGGTTGAGATGTTACGCGGGTCTTTCGGGTCGGCGTAAGCTTCAGCTTTCTGAAATGATTTCACGTTCGAACGGGCCAACACTAACCACGCGGCCAAGCCTGGCGCGGCGGCAGCGTTATGGGCACGTTGTGTGGGGCGTGTCTGTGACTCGATTACCGCTTCGATCTCCAGTGGGGCTAGCACATGGGGAAGGGGTAAGAGTTTAGCAGCGTACTCTGAAGCAAACATCTCGTATTGAGCTGAGAATTTGACTTGAAAGTTGTGCACAGATGTCAACCTTTTATCTACACACCAGAGGTCGTTGGCGAGGCACCTGGTTGGCAGGTACCCTCGATCGATGACTGGGGGGCAAATAATCTGCCCTGACAATTTCTCATCAGGCAACAGACTTTGTACAGGTTGTACAACATGGCGATACGCTGCAGCGGCGTCGGCCTCCTTCCACGGAGAGTGGCGGGGTACGGACGTCGGAACAGAAACGGGGAACGCAAGGTAGAGTACAGACTGGGCGTGTCGCACATCATCTCCATAATCCGGAACCAAAAGCACGATGATATCATGCACTTTTAGTTTCCCAATAGCCATACGAGCACAAAGCACTGTTTGAACCTCGGCCTTGACTAAGACTGAGGAAAACGTGCCCGGTATGCCGACGGCGAGGGGAGCGGATACATCCAAATGGCGAATCATCGCAGACGGCCGCACCTCACCATCCATGGTATGAACCATGTGATACAACTGCTTTCGCTGCAGTGTGTGAGAGGGCCGAATATCGGACGGAGCGCTATGCGCGCTCTTGGGAGTGAGAAGGACCAACGACCAGTGGGTGTTGACAGGCAGGGTTTCCACGGAATAGACAATGCAAACGCCAGGATAAGTGGCGGTAATGTGATCGACGTTGTAGTTCCACAATTCATGTTGAAAAGTGGATCCACCACGGATTTGCATTTTGATCTCATTCGACGGTAACACAGTCCACGAAGTTTCATTGTGTGTACCACAAGGAACTGCAGGTGTGAACGTGAGCAAGGCGAACGGCTTAGCCATCCATAGGTATTCCTCCCAACGGACATAGTAGTCAACGTTGGTCATCTTGATGATATTGGAATCCCTAACTGGGTGCGAACACGGCAAAGTGTGCGTGTCGCGAGGCCAGTAATGGATGAGCGAACCGGCAAGGCGCGCACTGACATCAGCTTTGGAGAGCTGAATACAATACGGGTCAAAGCCGGCCTGCGTAATAAACCGATTAAGCGTAGTATCGCCATCATCGCGCGCCTTGGCACACACGGGATGTGAGTGACCAGGGGAAGGGCGAGAGACGTCTACTAGCGTAAGAGCGCGGAACTGCTTGTTGAGGTAGGTGTAATCTACGATCGGAAAGGGAAGATCGGCGGCAACACGAAGCGTGCGGCTGAACAGGGAGGCTGGAAAGGACAGGACAACCCAAGAGGTACAGAACACAACCCATGCTCGAAGCATGGGGTCTCGGTAGAAACCAGGCGCATCACGATAGTAATGCGGGTCATCTAAAGTTACCATATCCCACCACAACGGTATCGCGCGCATCACAAAGAGAAAGTGAAGGCCGACAGCGTATAAGCGGAAGTGGCACCAAGTACGAGCGATCCACCAATTGCGGATGCCCATGTGGGTCTGCGCCTCAAAGGCGACGGCAGGACGCATCGAAGAGAGCGATGTTCCAGTAGGCGGGAAAGCAGTGCTGAACGATGTCATCCGGGCGGGGATCA